CTCCGACCTGACCACGGACGTCCGCATCACCGGTACGCAGGCCGCACCGCAGACCCTCATGACGACCGCCTCCGCGTGCTTCGACGGCGGGCCGGTCCAGATCGTCTTCAACGCGGAGTACCTCAACCACATCCCTGCGCCCGGCACGCAGTTGAACGGCATCTCGTTCGTCCTGATGATCGACGGCGTCGCCATGGAGCGGATGGCGCTGGCTGGCACCCACGCACAGGACAACTCGTTCTGGCCGATCGTGCTGGTGGACTACCTCGACACCGCCCCCCGGACGATCTCGGCTGGGATGCACACCATCGGCGTTCAGGTGTGGAAGTGGAGCCCCAACCAGGACGGGTACCTCAAGTACAGCCCGGGCATGACCTCTGGCTGGGGCATGCCGATCCGCCTGACCGTCATCGACATGTAGGCCCTCGGCCTGCCGATCCTTGGAGCAGTCCCACCAAGGGGGGAGAGAGGTCTTGCTGGAGCGGAGGTCCCAACAGCAGTGAAGACCTTGCAGATCAAGAACGGTGACCTGGTGATCGGGTCCGGCGGATACGCCACGGTCACCGGGTCTGCCAAGTTGCGCCAGGACCTGTCCGTCGCCGTCCGGGAGCCCTACGGCTGCGACCGCTTCCACCCCCGGTGGGGGTCCATGCTCTCCGGCTTCGTCGGCGGGGTCCTGGACAAGTACGCCGCCTCGGCCGTGTCCGGCGAGGTCAACCGGATCATCGGCAACTACGTCGCCGTGCAGCACGATCAGATGACGGTGGCCGCCAGCCAGGGGATGAAGGTGCGCTACTCCACCGGGGAGGTCGTGTCCGCAGTCACCAAGATCGACACCCGACAGTCCTTCGACCGGCTCTACGTCCGCGCGTCGCTGACCACCATGAGCGGCGAGCAGATCGACATCATGACCACCGCGGAGGTGTGAGATGGCCGTGCTGTCTTCCGACGTCGTCGCCCAGATGCGGGCGCAGTTGGCGTTGACCGAACCCGACCTGGACACCACCGTCGGTTCGCCGGTCCGCAAGATCCTCGACGTCGTCGGCGAGGTCGTCGCAGAGGCTTACGTCGACAGGTACCTGCTGACCTATGGGTACGACCTGGACGCCAAGACAGGCGCCGACCTGGACGACATGGTGGCCCTCTTCGGGTTCACCCGACAGGCAGCCCGTCGAGCGGCGGGGACCGTGACCTTCCAGCGCACCGGGACTTCCGACCACGACGTGCTCATCCCCTCGGGCACCCAGTTGACCACCGAGGACTCCTCTCCCGTGATCGTGCAGACGCTCGTCCCCGCGATGCTCATGCGCGCAGACACCACGGTCTCTGTGCCCGCCCAGGCCGCCCTGGGGGGCGCGCGAGGTAACGTCGGGGCGAACACCCTGTCTCGGGCGATCTCTCTGGTCGACGGGGTCGGCACCTTCTCCAACCCCGTAGCCTTCACCGGTGGTACCGAAGCGGAGTCCGACGTCCAGTTGCGCCTGCGGTTCAAGCGCACCGTGTTCCGGTCCATGGCTGGCACCGAGCAGATGTTCCTCGGGACTGCGCTGGAAGACGCTGCTGTCTCCCAGGTCAACGTCATCGGTGCGAGCAAGATCCACCGCGAGCAGATCGAGATCGTCTCCGGTGCTGCGACCAGCACCTTGACCGGAGTCTTCTACACCTACCCCGACTCCTCCGTCCTCGGGGCCAGCATCGACGCAGGCAACATCGCCATCCCGAACGTGCACTACACCTTCAACTCCTCGACGCGGGCCGTCGCCGTCATCGGTGGATCCTTGCCTGACGGGATCTACGAGTTGGAGTACGAGTACGTGCCCACCTCTTCGCGCAACGATCCGGTCAACGGAGTCACCAACCGGATCGACGTGTACGTCAACGGGACCAGGGCCACAGAGGCCGTCGAGGTCGCCGTTTTTCGCACCGCTCGCGTGTTCAACACCACGGTCGGCGACCCCCTCAAGACGACGAACTTCGTTCGCCCCAACGGCACCGCCCCTACGAGTGGCAACTACTTCGTCGACCTGTCCTTCGGTCCGGTGATGGACGTCTCGACGACCAACAGCCTGGTCATCAACTCCATCACCTACACCGAGGGCACGCACTACTACACCGTCACCGACATCACGGCCAACGGGGGGACGGCCAAGGGGCTGTCTGGCATCGAGTTCATCTCGACGGCCAACGGCAACCCACTGGCGATCCCCGCAAACGGTCAGACGTTCACGGTGGACTACATCTACAACGCCGTCCCGGGTGACGTGGAGGACTCCATCCGGGCCTGGCGGCTGTTGACCACCGACGTGAGGGTTCACTCCGCCAAGCAGTTCCGGCTCCGGATGCACCTGATCGTCATCCTCGATCCGGGGCAGGTGTCCAGCACGGTGAAGCCCGCGATCGAGGCGAACCTGTCGGCCTACCTGTCCGGGGTGGGGTTCGCGGGGGTGGTGCAGGTCTCCGACCTCCTGGAGGCGGCAGCGGCCACCCCCGGGGTGGACGCGGTGCGCTTCGCCACCTCGACTGACAACCCGACCATCTACGCGATCCAGCGGATGAGCGAGACCGGCTCGGTTCTGGCAACCTACGCCACCGGTGGCCGCGCGATCGACATCGTGCTCGGGGACGACTCTCTCCCGGCGTTCGACTCTCTGACCTTGACCGTCAAGGCCCTCAACAGTTTTGGGGTGCTCTAGGTGGCTAGCGACATCACCTCCCTCCAGCAGGCCGCCGGTCCGACCTCGGACGGCTTGGCGCAGGCAACCAGTCTGCTGCTGCCCCCCTCAGCCACCATGCAGCGGCTGGGCCACTTCCCCGAAGAGGTCTACGACCTGTCGGCGGAGTCGCACCTGGTCCGCTTCCTCAAGGTCTTGCTGGGGGACGCCGGAGCCGGGCAGTTGCGCAAGCGGATCTTGGCTTCTCGACTGTCCCAGTCGATGCAGGGTGTGCACTTCTACGACCTCGATCGGTTCTACGGATCCATCTTCCAGGTCCGCCGCAACGCCGACGAGGCTCTGGACGTCAACCCCTACGTCGACACCGCGACAAGCCAGACCTGGTCTGTGCAACAGGCCAAGGATGCTTCCTACGCCTCTCGCGTCTCCCAGTTCGCCAAGGCCCTGGCGTTCGGCCCCACCCCCACCGGGATCGAGTTGATCGCGGAGGCTCTGCTGACGGTCGACTGCGACGTGTTCGAGTCCTTCGTCCAGGCCGACGGCTCCTACCAGACGATCGCCGAGATTGAGGCGCTGTACGGCCCTTCGGCCGCAGGCACCATCGGGGACATGGAGTCCCTGACCCTCGGGCAACTGGAAGGGGAAGGGCTCGCCCGCATGAGCGGGAACGACCGGCGGGTCTTCGTCGTGCGTCCCAAGCGGCCCATCACACAGGCGGAGGCTTACGAGGTCGGCCGCGTGCTGCGGACCATCAAGCCTGCCGACGCTCGGTTCGTCATCGACCCCACCGGCTCGGATGCCTACCGCGAGGTTGCCCTGCAAGGGGCGTACTCCGACTCGACCTTCTGGGAGGTCGTTCCGTTCGTTGTTCCGAACCAGGGCACGACTAGCCCGTACCCGGTCTCGTCCACCACCGCCGTCGAGCAGCCCGTCCCACCCCTGTCGTCCTACCAGGGGGAGGCGTGGAGTTACCTCGGGGACGTCATCGGCATAGCTACGGTCACCCGCGGCCAGGACGACGCCTTGGTCGCGCTGCCTGTTCAGCGGGTCACCCTCTCCGACGGCACGTTCGTGGACTACCCGCCATTCCAGGCCCTGACCCCGCGACGGTACGTGCTCGCCGGGAGGGTCGCTTCTGACGGCATCGCCATCGCCCACCCCCTGTGGGGCTCCTCCCAGGCCAACACCTCCTCGGACCTCGCCCCCTTGACGATCGACCGGATGCCCCTGGACGCCCTGTCTGTCGCCTTGACCTCCTCCGGGATGGACTCCTTGCCGCAGAACCCAGCGGAGAGGTACTGGGTCTCCCCTGAGCGTCCGCCACTGGACACCACCCCGGAGATCGTCGTTGTCTCCTTGGCCCACGCGAGGCTGCTCAACCACCTGTCCGTCGAGGTCGCCCACTACCCGCACAAGATCCTGGTCGAGGCCTTCCTCGACGGCGTCTGGGTGACGGTCGGACGCAGCACGGTCACCGACTCCGTGCCGCAGTACCTGTCCCACGTGCCCTCCTCTGTGGGGCACCCTCAGCACTCCTTCTCCGGGCACTGGCTCAAGCAGTCGTTCTCGTTCCCCGCGATCGAGACGATCTCTGTCCGTCTGACCTTCTCGCGCACAGAGGGCACCACCCCGACGACAGGCGGCGCCAGGGTGAACTACTCCCTGGCAGTGCGCTCCCTCGACCTCGGGTTCCGAGTCCTGGCGGTCTCGGATGTCTCGCAGGACCTGCGCGGTGGGCAGGCGATCGGGCGCACCCTGGATGTCCTCGGCTCGGTGGTTGAGTACCGCCTGCGGCAGGAGAGCGCCGCAGACATGCTCTCGGGTGCTCAGCCTGTGTGGCGCAGCGAGCCCCAGCCGGTCAACTACGCAGTGGTCAACTTCTTCCTCGACGTCCGCGACGAGACAGGAGACGCCCAGGTCATCGACCGGGTGTTCCTGCACCCCACGCACACCGGCGCACACATGACGGTCTACTGGACGCAAGACGTCGGGGAGCCGGGCGAGGACTGGTACGCCGAGCGGGTCTGGCAGCCGATCCCCCGGGACTACACCCTCCAGAAGGGGTACGTCTACCTGCCTCCGACCCGGGCCCGGCACCTCAAGTTCGAGTTCACCGCGCTGTCCGCGGAGCCTGTCGAGACGTTCCTGCCGATCGTGCACACGGTCCGGCTGTTCCCTCCCCACCTGGTGGACTCCCTTGCGGGCAACACCGCGGGGGGCGAAGTGCTGACCAACGGCTTGGGGTCGGCGTTGGCTATCGGAGACGCGGGTCGGTACTCCGACGTCTTGGCGTTGCTGTCCAACCAGGTCGCCCCGGTCAGTGATGCGGCAGCGGCTCTCTACGTCACCGACCCCCGTGCGGCAGAGGCTCTGCGTTCCCAGTCCTGGCTCTACGGGTTCACCCCTTGGCACCAGGGCGGTCCGGCCCCCCGGTTCACCCAGGCCCAGGTGCACGACTACCAGATCGTGGAGATGACCCAGTCGACCAAGGTCGGCTTCATGGTCGGCCTGTTCGACGTGAAGGCTTTTCGCGCGGATTTTGCGGCAGACGACGACCCCGGGGTCTACACCGAGACCTTCGACGATTTCCGGCACATCACCCCGGGCTTCACCTGGACGATGGACCCCGGCAAGATCACCACCGGCCTGATCTCTGTCCCCGTGAGCGTGACGTCCTCTGTGTACTCCTCGGCGCACGACGTTCAGGCGGTGCAGTTCGCCACCCAGCAGACAGAGCCGGTCCAGGTTCTTCCCGACGACGACTTCCGGGACCCGGCCCTGGCAATCTCCACCTGGGATGGCACGGACGCCTGGCACAAGACCGGCGACGCCTACGCCGTGTACTCCCCTGGCAACCACTCGGTGCGAGTCGCCCGGTACGCCCAGCCACTGCCCCAGCAGGGTGCTGACGCCCGGGGGCTGGTTCGCCCGCTGCCGACCCCCACCTTCTCCTCTCGGTCGTTCTCCCTCCTGGGTGGCTGGCCCGGGCTGCGGGTCAACCAGGCGACCAACCCGTCCTTCGAGACCAACAACGGCTCGGGTGGCGTGGCAGGGGTCACCGGTGGCGTGATCAGCACGACCTGGGCCAAGGTCGGGACGCACTCGTTGTACGTGGCCAGTGGTTCCGCCACGGTCGTCGTGGCTGGCCCCTCTGTCTCGATCGTGGCCCGCTCGATCGGTCAGCAGGCCACCTTGGGTGCCACGACACTGACCTCGGTGACGGCGAACCAAACCCTGACCTTCACCGGGGCGGGAACCCTCAGCATGGCGACTGGGTACTGGGACTGTCTCCTTGACGGCGCCCCGGGCTCTTGGTTCGACGGCAACAGCGTGGACTCCTCTGGGTACAACAACACCTACGCCTGGGACGGCACAGCCAACGCCAGCACCTCCCGGCTCTTGCCTGGGCAGCCTTGGGGAGGGGTGGAGTCGCCCTTGGTGGGTGTCAGCCCGGTCCATGGCTTCGTCTACGTCGCTGTGCGAATGACCTACCTCACCGGGCCGGTCTCCCCGGTCTGGCTCCAGGTTCTGGACGGGAGCACCCGCGCTGTCCTCGGGGAGTACCCGGTAACGGGTCCCGCGGGCTCTGTCCTGGAGGTCTGGCACGCCTTCCCGAGCAACGGCGGCGCCTCGGTGTACGTCCGCGCGATCCAGAAGGGCGCCAGCGACGACGTCTTCGAGATCGACCGACTGTCCTTGTTCGATGCCGGGATCTCGTGGGAGTTCTCGGTCAACGGAGGGACGGATTGGGTACTGGGCGACCCGGCCAGGAACAACCCGAGGGGCGTCGTCACCTTCCCCTCCCCGGGCAACCAGTTGGTCTGGCGGGCGACTGGGTACCGCTCCTTCCTGGCGATCAACTCACTGCGGATCCGCCCCCAGTACATCGGCGTGGTCCAGGTTCGCGACGACGCCCAGCGGGGCCCCAACGTGTCCCCCTATGACGAAGCCGTGCCGGTACCCCTCGACCCGATGTTCACCGTCTGGCACGACCCGGTTCCTCGTGACTGGTTCTCTGCCTACCGGCAGTTCCCCTCCTTGGTGCTGACCGAAGGGCCGAACTCCAACGAGTTCTCGCGCTTCTACTCCCGGCCGACGGCAGAGTCCGTCACCTCCCCCTCGGACGTCGCCTCGCGCATCATCATCCTTGGACGCACCACCGCAGACCTGGCCTGGTCCACAGGCAACCCGACCGTCCTGGACGGCATGGTTCGGGTCTCGTTGTTGCGTCGTACGACCCCGGACTCGACCTCGGTCTCCGACAACGCCTACGCACTCGTGCTGCCTCCGCGAGGGGACGCCATCTTGGCGAACCCGGCCCACCCGGCAGCAGGATAGAAGAATCCCTAGAGTCCCATTGTCGTGAAGGGGTGCTCCAAGGTAACCTGAGTGCAGCCGGACGATCGTCCACTCACTCAGGAAGGGGTCGAGCCGTGAACATGCCCCTCGACACCCTTGTCGCCCGGGTTGTGCACCAGGCGCGAGTCCTGGAGCGCGCGACCAACGAGGTCGGTCCGTGGACCATGACCTTGGGCACCCCTGGGCAGAGCACCTACCGGGTTGCTCCGGCGCGTCGCGACCTGTTCGAGGACCGCATTGTCTTCACCGCGGAGTTCCCCGACTGCGACGAGCAGGCCACCACGGTTACCCTCGACCTCGACGGGCGGATGGAGTCGGTCCGCCCTGCGGAGTTCGTTACCACGAACGGCCCGTTCGCCATCACCTGGGTCATCGAGGCCGCGAAGGTCCCGAGCCTGGCATGAGTGCGCAGACGACTCCTGAGTCGCTGTTTCATCCGCCGTTCACCCTCCTGGAGTTCCAGGCCGAGCACGTCGCTCAGATGTACCTGCGAGGCAACGCCTTGCTCGACTGGGACACCGGGTTGGGCAAGACGGTCGGGACCATCGCCTTGTCCTGCCTGTTGTTCGAGGACGACCAGATCGACCTGCACCTGATCGTCTGCGAGCAGAACAAGATCATGGAGTGGGTCGACGACCTGCACGAGACCTCTGGGCTGGACGCCGTGGCCTACGCCGGGGAGATCGGGAAGCGACGCAAGATCATCGCCTCGATCGACTCGGCGGCCCCGGTGAAGATCGGCCGCAAGAACTCCGACACGATCCACCACCCACAGGTCCTCGTCGGGACCTACGAGACCTTCCGCAATGACCTGTCCGAGACCACCACGACGAAGAACCGGGCTGGCCGCAAGATCAAGACGGTCTCCCCGGGATGGCTGACCCGAGCCCTCGTCGGCAAGAGGATCCTCATCTCCTACGACGAGATGACCAAGATCGGCAACCGCGGCTCCACCATGCACCAGGCGCAGACGGTCCTCGTCAAGGCCCTGGAGGTCGCTGGACACGCCCCCCGCCTGATCGGCCTGACCGCCACCCCCGTCGAGCGAGACCCCGAGTCCTACTACAACCTGGGACGCCTCCTCGCCCCCGAGGCCGTCGGTACCGTCGCCGCCTTCGAGACCGACCACGTCCGCTACCGCGACCAGTTCGGCCGCATCCCCAAGGGGGGCGCGAAGAACCTCACCCCCGAGACCACCTTCGAGTCCTGGGTGACACCGCTCAGCGTCAAGATGCGTCCCGTGCTGCTCCGCAAGCGCAAGAGCGACGAGGACGTCGTCGGCCTGTTCCCGGAGACCGTGGAGCGCTTCGTCAAGGTCCGGCTCTCCGACCGGCAGCAGGACTTCTACGACTCGGTGAAGGCGATCCTCGACCCCGAGGACATGCGCAACTTCGGCGTGCTGCGGATGATCGCCGGGATGCCCCAGGCGCTGGTGCACTCCCAGAACAAGATCGCCCAGCAGATCGTGGACAGCGTCGGCGAGTCTGGACTGCGCTCGATCGGATCGACCAAGTTGGACGTCCTGCTCGACCGCATGACCCCGATCGTGCTCGGCCAGGGCGACCAGGCCGTCGTGTTCACCTTCTTCGGCCCCAGCATGATCCCCGACGTCGTCACCCACATGAACGAGCACGGGTTCGAGGCGATCGGGCACTACGGCGCGATGAGTCCCCAGGATCGCGAACGGGCCAAGGACGCCTTCAAGGCTGGCGACAAGCGGGTGCTCGTCTCCTCCGACGCCGGACAGCGAGGCATCAACCTCCCCCAGGCCGGGTACGCCTTCGAGTTCGAGAGCGCCCTGACCCACGCCGGACGCACCCAGCGCCTCAACCGGATCCACCGCCTGGACTCCAAGAGCAAGTTCGACCGGCAGAGCGTCTACTTCCAGACCCTCGTCTCTCTCGGTACCGTCGAGGTAGGCCTGCTGGACGGAGCCCTGGCCCGCAATGAGTGGTCGGACCAGTTGACCGACTCCGACGACGACCCGAAGGACCTGTTCATCACCGCCGAGATGCGCCGACGCCTGTGGGCTATCTCTCGACCGGAGTAAAGGGTGAGGATGACCCTGCCCTAGGCCCCCTGGCCCCCACCAAGGGGTGAAGGGAGCACGATGCAGACGATCAAGGTCAGTGACTTCGTATCCAAGCGACTCTCTCTCCTGATCGAGCAACGAGCCCACCCCAGTGAGCAGATCATGTACGACGTCGGCATCATGGTCGGCCAGGACGAGGACGGACCCACCGCCACAGTTGGCATCTTCCTCGGGGTCGCCTGCCCAGAGATCGGCGACGACGTCTACAGCACCTGCCACGCCTCGTTCTCCCTCAACCGAGCCGTGATGTCCGCCCCCTCCATCGACGACGCCCTGGGGAGGCTGTGGGACCACGTGGAGACCAACCGGCTGTCCATGACCTTGTCGGCCACCGACCACCCCGACGACAACGTCGGCAGGCTCTACTCCGACTGAGGGTGTCAGCGCTTCTTCTGTGGCCTCTTCGACGATCCGGCGGAAGCCCTCCCGGAGCACCGTCTGGATCACACCACGGGCCCTCTTGTCGTCCATCCAGCGCTGCCTCCTGGACCGAGCGATGTCCTGCCGGTACCGGGTCGGCCAGTCGTCGTCGGTCATCTCGATCCGGTAGAGGTCCCAGTGATCGTCCTGGAGCAGCCCGCTCGTCCGGATCCGGGCCAGCAGCCTCTTGGCCGTGCGCTCATCCATGCCCAGCATCCGCCGGGCCAGCGAGGTAGTGATCTCCTCACAGGGGGCCAGGCAGGACAGCAGCCAGGCGTCGTAGCGGTACCTACCCAGGGGTGCCCAGCAGGCTGAGGCTGGATGAGCCAGGGGGGACAGTTCCCGCGCACAGTGGAAGACAGAAGATCTACTACCACTACAACTGCTGTTCCTCCTTGTAACTACAACTTGTACTGCTTCTCCCAGTTCCATAGACGGAGAGGCACCTCTAGGACGTGGGCTGTGCGCAGGATCCGCTGCCTCCCACCCGGACGCCCCCGTGAAGTCGTCAGAGGTCCCAGAGGAGACCAGGACCAGGCCCCACTCGGCAGCCTCGGTCAGTGGCCAGTCCTCGTGCCTCATGCCCGTGACGCTCTCGACCTCGGTGTGGCTGAGGTAGGTGGTCTCCCGGGTGAGCATGCCCAGCACGGAATAGGCGAAGGCCGCGCCTCGACCACTGATCCGAGAAGAGGGGCGCTGAGGCATGGCGGGCATCCTACTCTTAGCCGGAGACCGAATGACAGGGCTGATGTGGTCGGGTAGGTGTCGTCGATTGACATTGAGCGGCAGGCCAGAGGATGCTCTCTGGCATGGATGAGTACCTGACCTACCAGAGCGTGGCAGCCCTCCTGCACGTGGCCCCCCGCACCGTTCGGTCGTGGGCCGCGACGGGCCGCCTCAAGGTGGTCCACGTAGGTCGCCTGGTGCGGATCACCCCGCAGGCGATCGAGGACTTCATCGCAGCGGAGAACCCGGTGTGACCACCCCGGAGTGGGCACAGGAGCGGAAGGACCGGGCCAAGAAGAAGGCCGTTTCGCCGAAGAAGCCCAAGTGGTCCTCGCTCATCGTCAAGACGACCCGATGGACGAGAGTGCCCTCCGGACACACCGTCTTCGAGGACGTCATGCCGCAGGTGCTGCTCTCCTACGAGAGCGGCTCCCGGATGACCCTCCAGATCGAGGCCCGAGGTGGAAGACGGGATTCTCTACCACATCGGTGTCGTCGCGACGTTCTTCGTGTTCCTGCTGCTCAAACTCACCCACGTGATCACGTGGCCGTGGCTGTGGGTGCTGGCCCCCTTGTGGGTGTGGCTCGCCCTTGCACTCGCCGCGGTCATCGTGTTCTCCGTCGCGTCCTGGTTCGACTGGTTCGAGGACAAGTACCTCGACAGGTAGCCACCACCTCTTGTCAGGCATCCCTAGAGGTCGATAGGATCGACCCGCTGGTCCGGTTTCGAGAAGGAGACGGCAGGCAGGTGCACCTTCGACCTGCTGTCGCGTGGTGAGAGACCCGCCCAGACCAACCTCTCGTTAGTCGAAGAGCCCACGATGGGAAGATGAAAGAATGTTCTCGGAAGCCACGAAGGCTCTCGCCAAGGCGATTCCCGGTTACGAGGTCCGGCCTCAGCAGGAGTACATGGCCCTCGCGATCGAGCAGGCCATGGACGAGGAACGTCATCTGCTCGTCGAAGCAGGCACCGGCGTCGGCAAATCTCTCGGCTACCTCATCCCCGCGATCGAGTCGCACCGTCGCACTGTGGTCTCCACGGCGACGAAGGCTCTCCAGGACCAGGTGGCGCTGACCGACCTGCCGTTCCTCGCTGAGCACCTGGACACCCCCTTCACGTACGCGCTGCTCAAGGGGCGCTCCAACTACCTGTGCCTGGCCAAGATCGACGACACCGACTCCAAGGTCGACGTGTACACGCGCCAGCAGGTGGCCCTGGCCATCAAGGAGCACGACGACGACCCCGTCTTTATGGCCGAGCGGGACGACCTGCCGCCGGTGACCGACCAGGTCTGGTCGGCCCTGACCATCTCCGCGGACGAGTGCCCTGGCAAGAAGAACTGCCCCTTCGGCCAGCAGTGCTTCGCCGAGAAGGCCCGGGACAAGGCTCGCGCGAGCGACGTCGTCGTCGTCAACCACTCCCTGTACCTGACCGACCTGCGGGTCAAGGAGGCCACCAACGGCTACGCCTCCATGATCGGCAGCCATGAAGTCGTCGTCTTCGACGAGGCGCACGAGATCGAGGGGTACGCCGGGACCATCTTCGGCGGGCGCTTCACCAAGACCGGGGTCAAGAACCTCATCGCCGAGATCCGTCGGTGGGCCTACCTGCACAACCGCGCCGACGCCGACGAGACCGTCGACATGACCACGGACATGGACTCCGCGGGGGAGAACCTGTGGGCCAAGTTGACCCCGGGCACCCTGCGGCCGAACGACCTGGTCGGGCTGGGGGAGTACTTCCTCTCCTTCGTCAACGCTGTGCACGACCTGCGCGAGTGGTGGAACGACGAGCCCTTCCGGCTGTCGGCCTCGATCCCTGACCCGGCGCTGATCAAGTACCGCTCCCTCGGGCGGCGCCTGGACGGGGTGTACACCCGCTTCCTGTCCGTGATGCTCGGGGACACCGAGGACGGGGCGGTGGAGAACGTGCGCTGGGTGGAGGAGGAGTCCAACCTCCGGGGCAAGCAGACCGTGCTGCGGATCGCCCCGGTCTCGGTCGCCCCGCTGCTGCGCGACATGCTGTTCTCCGCCCCAGAAGGGCCGACAGCGATCCTGACCAGTGCCACGATGGCGATCGGGGGCACGTTCGACTACCTGGCTGAGCGGCTGGGCATCGACTCGTTCTCCTCGCTGGACGTCGGCACCGTGTTCGACTACCAGACCCAGGCCCGGCTGTACGTGCCCGCCCACCTGGCCGACCCCAGCAAGGAGCGGGTCGTGTGGCAGTCCATGGCGGCCTACGAGATGGGGGAGTTGATCCAGGCCAGCAAGGGCGGCGCACTGCTGCTGTTCACGTCCTGGTCGGCGATGAACGCTGCGTACGAGACGCTGGCCCCGCGACTTCCCTACACCTGCCTGCGTCAAGGGGACATGGCCAACCGCAACCT